TTAAAAGATTATACATTCGGACTTCGAGGCAGTTGATGAAGCGAACCTCCGCAGCGTTAGCCGAGTCGGTATTCGCCCGTTGCATGAACGGCTGCCAAGAGTTGGAATAAAAGACGAAGAAAGCGTAAGATTGGAAGGAGTTAAGGAATCGGGTTTGGAGGCATCCATTGACCGCAGCCTCCGCAGGCAAAGCCCCGTCAGCGTCTGCACGTTGGTTGAAGGCAAGCCAAAACGGATTGCCACCGCCAAGCAGTTGGTTTGTTGGATAGCCGTAGCCGTAACCTATCAGCATTACAGGAATGTGTAACCGATGACCGAACCTACGCTTGGAGTTACCGCAGTAATCTTGCCTCCGTTGCGACCGCTGATAACGATACCAGCGGAAAGGGATTTGCCACTAAAGTTGTAAGCGCTTAGAAGGTTTTCGCTTCCAGTTCCGGTCAGGGTTGTGAAAGTCGCAGCGGTGTTGACTACAAGGAAGTCGTAGTTTTTGCCTGTAACGGCAGCATCGACAAACTCCATCGTACCGCCCTGACCGAGCATTTGTTGCAATATGGGTGTAGGCATTTTTTAGCGTTTAATTGTAAATGTCTTTTAGGTTGGAATTTCACAAACGGAGTGAGAGTAAGGAATCTCAAAGGTCATCGTCGCCTGCCACCCTGCCGTGCGGTCATCCCGGCTCTCTACGAAGCGTGTAAGCGATACGCTGGATGAGAGGGTCCAGTCCTCGTTCGGGTCGTTTGTAAGGGCTGATATGAAGTCCTGTGCTACCTGCAACTGGTCGCTTAGGACCTCGTCCTCGTTATCCTGCCAGCCCAGCGTAGGGCTTCCCGAAACCACTCCGCCCATCGGTTTAATGGACTCAACTCTATCACTAAAATATACCCCAACCACCAAGTCCAAAGTACCAGCGTCAGTACTTGCCGACTGAACATCCGCAAAGACCAAAGGATAGACGATACGCTCACGGCTTGGGGTTCGTAGGTTGATGGTGTTGTCCGTGCCGATTGCAAGCGGGTCGCCCGTCCCGAACGAGTTGACCTGTGGATGAGCATTTGCAAGGTCCAGCAGGGCTTGCTTGATTTTTATCCATGACATAAGTCTGCAGTTTCAGTATGTTTTTTTTATGCGCTCCCATGCTTAGCAGTCATTACACGCCCCGAATTGACCGTAAGGGTAGGGGTAGTCAAGGTTGCTAATCCCCATCCTCCTGTTGCGGTCCAAGACCATCCCGGTTCGGTAGTTGGTTGCGTTCGGGTAAATCGTGTCAAGAGCAGACGGAGGCGAGTTCCAAAGAGGGTAGGAGTTGCGGTTCTCCATGAGGTAGCGGGTGATGCGTTCGGAGTACCACTCGGCATCGTTCTTCACTTTGTCGGTTAGCCGGGTAATCTCTTCCATGCTCATTTGGGAGGACTCTTCGCTCGTTCTACGGACCATGCCCTTGTTCATGTACTTGAATGCAAGGACCATCGGTAGTTCGTAGTAAAGCCATTGAATCATTGCAGGCTGAATGTAGTCCTCCAAGAGCGTTTGGTTGAGTGCAGACGTTGAACCGCTGACCACTTGGCTGACGAGTTCCCCGTACAACGGAGAGCCAACGATGGGCTGAATCCGCATCTCCTGCACCTTGACAACCGTTGGACGGATTTGGGTGTAGGATACGTTCTCGTTGATGATGCTATTGTCCAGTAGCGTAGATTCGCTTATGAATAGTGCCTTCATGCCTTGCTGATTTTATTGCCTTTACGGATTACCAACTGCTGCTCCCATACGTGCCTGCATTGGGGGCGATTCACTCCGCTCGGTGTGTGATACCAACCGCCTCTCCTGTTCCAAACCGAGTAGCCCATGATTGCAGAAATCCCGTCGATGTCCTCACGGGTGTAAACCTTGCCCTGCCCGGCCAAGTCAAGCATGACCTTGCAAAACTCACGGCTTGACCGCTTGTCCTTGTTGCTGAACCCTGTGGCCCATGCGTACTTGTAACGCACCTCTAAGACTGGCTCGGCAACTTCCTTGACATTCTTGGGAAGGTTCTGCTCGGCTATCTTGTCGACGGCCCTGCTGATAGGATAGCGGTCCTTGGTAATCAAGTAGGCGACTCGCTTGGCGACCTTGGCCTTGCTCACTCCGAACTCCTTTGCCATTTCTTCAACCGATGCGTCCCGGTTCTTCTTGCGGTACGCCTCAATCTTCTTGTCAAGTTCGACTTCTTCTTCGCCCAGTTCGGTAAAGGCCTGTCGCACTTGGTCGTCTAAATCGGTGTCGAACCGCATCGGCTTGGAGTGCATGACGTGGTAGTCGTCTGCATGGCTTCCAAACTTGCTTGCAACGACCTCCAAGACCTTGAACTCTTCCTCGCCCCACCCGTAGTCTTCGTCGTCTTCTTCCCCCCAAGTCGGTTCGCTGAACTCTTGGGACTGAACGCCCAGCATCGTGTCAATCTCTTCGGCTGACAAACCGAAGCCTGCTGATAGCATGGTCCGAGCCATCTCCAAGGTGATTTTTTCCTGCATATACTGACGCACGATTCGCATCAGGTTTTGGTACTCACGGCCCGATAGTTTCTTGATGTTGTCGTTGCTGGCAAGTTGCTCCACGGATTGCGGTTGCTCGTCGGGTTGGGGATTGGGTCCAACCACGTCGGCAGGTTTCTCCAAGGGTTGCAAACCTGCTTTTTCCCTCAATTCGTCTTGGGTCATTATCTGCAAGAGGGCCTGTTCGCTTAGTCGCTCCGTGATAGGCTCAACGGGGATAAGCTCCATACCCTCAACGCCATTGAAGGAGCCGAGGTAGTTAATCATCCGCTCCACTTTGCGCACCCGGTCGTTGACGTAGGTGGCCTTGAATAGTTCGTAAGCCTCGACCAATTCAGTCCTTCCTCCGAGTTGGCCCTCGGTTTTGACACCGAATAACGCTGGATTCGTTACACGATGTGCGATGAATATCTCTTGCTGGATGGCTTTGTTTAGTATCTCAAACTGCTTATCCATATCGGATGGAGTGAGCGGTTCAAGCGTTGGAGCCTTGGCTGCATCGTCGTTGAAGGTTACAACGAAGCGACCAGCGTTATCCGTACCGCTGAACTTGCGTTTGATTTGCCTCTCGATGTCGCCCTGTTCTTCAGGGGTCGGGATGCCGTTGTTGAAGTTTATCAAGTAACCGCCCCAAAAGTTGTTGCGGAGGTTGTTGTTGTGGAAGTTCGCCACTTGCACGTCTGCCTCAATCCAAGCATTCCCTCCGATGTATTCAGGCAAAGGATAGTGCTTTACGCCTGCTGCATAGACCCTGTAATAAAACAACTGCTTGCCGAGGCGATTCTCCGGGTCGAATGCAGGAATCTTCTCGATGTCCCCGACCTTCGGGAACAACTGCATCATGTCATCGTTGTACCAGTCAGCGACCTGAAACATTTTCTCCTCCTTGTCCACCCGAATCTTCTCGAATGGCACATGTTCCATTTTGGCGATGGTCCCAAGTTTGGACCAAGTAACTGCAACCGCAAAGCCGTTGAATAGTTCTAAATCAAGGACCAGTTTCTCCGTGATGTCGTTCAGGTCCTCCGTGCTGGAAAGTCCGTCAAAAAACTTAATGAAGCGGGCTTGTTGTTCTACGGTCAAGTCATCCCCTGCCTGCCATCCTCCGCCCATGATGTAGTTGACCTTGCCGTTGACAATAGCGTTGTGCTTGCTGCTCCTGCGATAGTTGTCAAGCAGGTAGTAAGGGTATTCGTTCGCAAAGCCGTAGGTGATGTACTTGCCGGAACGATTCTCCAGCATGACTGGGACCTTATGTTCTATCCCCAACCATTGGGTGAAGTGTTGAGTAGATTTATTACTCATAGCGTATGAACTGTGAATGAAAGGGCTGAAATTGCAATACTTCCACCATCGCTTACGGCATTGATGTAGATGGTAAACTCATCGTTGACCGAACCCGTAACGTAAGCCTCCGTATAAATCGCATGGCCGTTCGTGTGGCTCGTTGTGATGTCAGTCATTGACTGGTCTATCGGTGTACCGTTCTTGGCGATGTAAACCTTGATTTGGTTGTTGTTGCCCTGCGCAAAGACCATAGACGTAGCAATGCGAAGGGCTGCCCCCGTTGTGCCTGTGTAGGTGATGGCGGTGGTGGTCCTTGTGAAATTGTAGGTTGACAGTAAACCGTTTTTGAGCGGGGTTGTCAACTTAACGGCCTGCCCTTGCGTCGGGGTAAAGTTTTTGGGTTCGTCAAGGTAAAGGTTCGCAAAGCCCCGTTCCCGGTCAAGCGTTGCGGTGTCAGCAAGGTCGTCAAATAAACCGCCCACCCGTGCAGCGGTGTTCGCCCCGGCAGCGGTTTCGTTGGTAATGGTTGCAGCACTCGTTTGGAGTTGCGTTCTCGTTTGTACGCTCATTAGTCAAAAGTTGAGTCAAAAGTGGAATCAAAGACACCCTCATCGGATGCCCCGAAGACGGTGTACTGGATGGAATTGGCGTAGGTATTGAACCCTATCGTTGCGGTTTGTATAAATGCCAAGCCCGTTTCAACGACCGCCAAAGCAGCGGCAACCGTGCTATTGGTATCGTAAACTTCATACTTATAGGAACCCGTTTCAAGCGAGCCCACGGCAATTTGAAATCGGTCATAGCGGTTGGTATAGTTGGAAAGGTTGGCAGATTTCAGCAGGGTGAAATCGGTCGTCGTGTTCTTTGCGATGCTGGTCAAACGCAAGATGTAGCGGTCCCCCGTGCTGGAACGCTCGGTCCAAGTAACCGTCAGGGTGTTGGTCGTGTCAGGGTTCAGGTAAAGCATCTGCTTGTAAATGTGCGATGCCCCCGAATTTCACAATTTGCGCCCAATCTGCCTGTATAGTTCGGCCCGCTTCTTGGCGGTTTCGACCACGTTGAACTGCTTTTTGATGTCCCTCGTGAGGTTGTCAGCCAAGCCCTTACGCAGGTCGGGGTCAAGAATCAATTGCTTGATGTACTTGTACCAGTCCTTGGGCTTGTTGTAAGGCACGAGAAACCCGTTCTCTCCGTGTCGGATGACATCGGTGTAGGGGATGGTTTCGGATGCGATGATGGCCTTGTTCATCCATCCTGCCTCGACCACCTTCAACTCGGACTTGAGTTTGTTAAACTTGGTGTCCCGGAGCGGTGCAAGCGTTACGTTCACGAAATTGTAGCCACCCACATACGAGTAGATGTCAGCAGCCTGAATGCGTCCGTAGTTCGGGTTATTCCCTTGGTCGCTGATTATTTTCTCGTAGCCTTCATAGACCGGGTTATTGTCGTTCCATCCTCCAAGATAGAGGCGGTATTTGCCATCCAAGTTTGCGTCCCAGCGTAGTTTCTGCATCCCCTCACGGAGCAGTTCCATGTCCTCGCCATGCTGCGCCCCTCCGAACCAACCGAACTTGACGAGGTGTTTGTCGGGTTCCTCTTCGGGGTTGGGGATGAATTGCTGATAGGCTTCGTAGGGTTCGTTCTGCAATATGCTCACATTCGCATTTAGAGGCCGTATGCGAGCAGCAAGATGCTCGGTGGTACAAGTTACCCAGTCAGCCAATTTGATGTGCTTACGGATAACGTCTGCGAGTTTGGTTTGGTGATAGTGGTGGTACATGATGTGGCCCGATTCAAGCACCCAGTAGTCGTCCAAGTCAAGGATGACTTTCGCTCCGTATTGGGTCAGGGCTTTGTAGACGTTCTCCACCTGCTCCATCGTGCCTTGACACCACAAACGGCTGAATAGGAACAGGTCTATCGAACGAAGCCCCTCGTCGCTAATCGTGGTGATGTTCTCCACGCACACATAGTCAAACTCCGGGTAGTTGTCGCCAAGGTAAGCGTTCGGCATTTCAAGGCGGTAGAAACTGCACCCGGTTGGATGGGCGTTATAGACAATGCAAATCTTCATGGCCGTAAAAATAAGAAGGGCAGCCATTGCTGGCTGCCCCTCTCAAACCTCAGATGATGAAAACCTAAGTCAAAGATACTATGAACCGAGTATCTGCGCAGTCGATGGTGAAAAGACTGTGGATGCAATTGAGAACATCGGGTCGGGTTCCATCCCGGTCAAGGTCAACTCGTATCCGCTGCGGTCCCCGAAGGCAGTACCAGTTCCAGCGGTTCCAGCGGTTGCTTCCAAGCCGTTGGCAGAGCCTAACAACCAGTAGCGATTGTTGTTGTCTTGGACGATGACGATGACACGGTTGCGTACCAGCAAGCGGAGTTCGTTGCGGACTGCGACTTGCAGTTTGTTGATGGTGAACGTTACTTCGGGGGTGTAGTAGATTGAGCCGTTCTCGATGCTTGCGTTCAAGGTTTCAGTCAAAGACGAAGTGGCCTTGGTCAAGTCATACTCGAAGAACCCACCCGAAGCGTACCCCGTGAAGCCTGTAACCGCACCTGAAAGGTTGGCATTGCAGGACCCCGTTGGGATGAAGGATTGGACGTAAATTGTTTTGATTCCACCTACGGAATCACGGCAGCCGAGGGCGTAGCCAGTAGTTAAAGAGCAGGACATATGTGTATTTGGGTTTTAAGTTTCAAGAGAACAAAAAGCAGGGGGAGGTTTCCCTCCCCCCTACACATTAGGTCAAGCGGAAGTCAACAACCAAGTCGGGGTAAGCGATTTGGACACCTGCTTTGAAGGCTGCTTGGAAGCGGACTTCGTCGTTGTCTTTGCTGAACCAGATTGAGAACTGCTCCTCATCGGACAAAAGGTCGGTTCCGTAGAAGAAGTTACCGAGGTAAGACGAAACGATGCGGTTTGTTCCAGTCAAGCCGGGGACTGCAATGACACGGACGTTTGTGCCGGGATACATGATGTCGCCATCCGCAAGGCCAGCCAAGTCAACTTGGTTGTACATAACCGCTGTGGAGGACTTGAAAGCACCAAGCAAGGTACGGAAGTTGTCCCAACCGCAGAAGATAACGAGGTCCGTCTTGGTCAAGATGGCCTGTGGGATTTGGTTGTAGATGCCGTCGAAGATGGCGAT